CAGTTGATCCTGATCGAGCTCGAGCGGTTGGAATCGGACCACGTCGCGAAGATGGTCCAGATCAACCGCGACGGGTCGGCCCAGATCCGCGCGGTCACCAACAGCTTCGTCGGCTCGTGGACCTCGTCCTGGCAGCAGGGCCTGACCGCGATGCTCACCGGGACCATGAAGTGGTCGGACGGCATCCGGGGGATCTACACGACGCTGCGTCAGGCGATCGCCGGGACGCTCGCGCAGATGGCGACGGACTACCTTTCGATGGAGCTGAAGAAGTTCGTCTTTTTCATCGCGCAGAAGCTCCGCGAGCTGATCTTCCATCAGACGGTAGAGCGGTCGAAGGCTCAGGCGACGGTGGCCTCGGCCGAGGTCGAGGTCGGTGCCAAGGCTGCAACCGCGGCGGCCGGCGCGGCGTCGTCGGCGGCCTCGATCCCCTACGTCGGCTGGGCGATCGCGATCGGCGCGGCGGCGGCGGTTCTCGCGGCCGTCCTAGGGTTCAAGTCGAACATCGGCTCGGCGGCGGGCGGGTGGGACATCGGCGCAGAGAACCCGATGGCGCAGCTTCACGCGCGCGAGATGGTCCTCCCGGCGCACCTGGCCGACCGCATCCGCGGGATGACCGGCGACGGTGGCGGACAGACGCAGATCCACAACTGGACCGTGCACGCGATCGACGCCAAGAGCTTCGAAAACGTCCTGAACGACAACGATTCGACCCTGGTGCGGGTCTTCACGCGCATCGCCCGGAATGGGCGGATGCCGCAAGTCTGAGCGGGGAGGCTGCGATATGTCCGACGTGCTTTTGAAACAGAGCGACGGGTCGAGGGGCGCGCTCGTGATCAACGGGCTCCCGTATCTCGCCGACGAGGATGGGAACTATGCCGTGCCGGCCGAGATCGCCGGAGCCGCGAAGGCGGGCGGGGTTCCGCTCGACGACGCGACGAACGTCAGCGTGCGCGACCTCCCGAACCCGACGCCTGGTGATCAGTACTTCGACACCGAAAAGAGCAGGCCGGTCTACTGCTCGCGGATGTGGCAGGCGTACCTGGGGCTCGACTGGGCGCCGGTCACTCCTGTCGTCGTCTGCACGCTCGCGGACGCCTACGCGCTTCTGTCGGCCTCGCAGCGGTACGCCGGCATGTGCCTCTTCACGACGGATAACCCCGAGGGCGGTGGCCTCGGAGCGGAACGGCCGATCTACATGAACAGCGCGAAGGACGGCTACGTCTACGCGACTGGAGCGGCTGTCGATCTCAGCGCGTTCGTCACGCCATAAGGCAAGGGCCAGCGTCCATGTCCTCGCTGATCTTCCCCTCGCTCGCGGGCGTCAAGATGAACGTCCGCCGCACGCCCGTCCACGCGACGGATGTGCAGACGGCTGTCTCGGGGAAGGAGCTGAGGACGAGCTGGCAGAGTTACCCGCGCTACAGGTACTCGGTGGCGTTCGAGTTCCTGCGATCGGCCGCGAGCTACACCGAATTTCAGAAGCTCATGAACTTCCTCTCGCGGCACTCGGGCGCTTACGACTCGTTCTTGTTCACCGACCCAGAGGACGCTTCGGTCATCGATCACGGATTCGGCGTCGGCAACGGGGTCGCGACCGCGTTTCAGCTTCAGCGCACGATGGGCGTCTCGACGGTCGACGTGCTCGGGACCTGGGCGCAATACACGAAGCCGCGGACGAACTACCTCGTCCGGTCGAACGGCTTCGCGAACGCGGCATGGTTCAAGACGGGGGCCGGGACGGGTTCCGCTCCGGTCGTTACGGGATCCTATGCCGAAGCGCCTGACGGGACGATCACGGCATCACTCGTGAAATTCCGGCTCGGAGGAGGAACGACAAACTCCGATGCGTCGAACTTATCGCAAGCATTCGCGGTCAAGGTGGGGAACCCCTACGTCCATTCGATGTGGCTGAAGACGGCCGACGGAACGACGAAGGTGATGCAATTGAAGGCCGGTGCAGGCGTGCCGCCTGGGATCACCGTCACGGGAACCTGGCAGCGATTCAGCATGAATTGGATCGCGTCCACCTCCGCTACCGCGATCCTGCAACTGCGCGGCGGGGACTTCCAGACCTCAGACACCGCCGACCTCCTCGTCTGGGGCGCACAGTACGAAGACGGCCTCACGCCGACGCGGTACATCCAGACGGCGGTCTCGGCGATCACCGAATCCCCGGCCTACTGGCCGGCCGCCGGCGACGGCTTTGAGCCCGTGTTCGACTCCGCGCCGGGCCTCACGCTCTTCCTCACCGACTGGCAGGGGAAGCGCGTGCTTCTCCCGTACTCCCGCACGAACCTCTTCCTCCGCTCGGAGGAGTTCGACAACGCCGCGTGGACGAAGGCATCCCTGACCGTCACTCCGAACGCAACCGGCGCTCCCGACGGCACGACGAACGCCGAAAAGATCGTCGAGAATGTCTCGACGAACGAGCACAAGCTCTACCAGGCCGTCACCGCAGCCGACAACACGACGCTGACGATCTCGTGCTGGGGGAAGGCCGCGGAGCGGACCCAGCTCTACCTGTTCTTCGCGACGAAAGCCGGCACGTTCCCCGGCTGCATGTTCGACCTCGTCGGCGGCACGGTGCAGCAACAGAACAACGGCGCCGTGGGGACGATCACCGCATACCCCGACGGCTGGTATCGGTGCACCTGTTCGGCGTCGATCGCCTCCGGCGGGTCGTCACCCTTCGCGCAGATCCTCGTGATCGGGCCCGCAAACTCCACGAACTACCTCGGGAACGGGACCTCGGGGATCTACGTCTTCGGCGCGCAGCTTGAAACCCCGCCCCAGGGCAACGCCGCGACGCCGTACATCAAGACGACGACCACCGCGGTGACGCTCACGGACTACTCGATCAGCGCGGGCGGGCTCGTCACCCTGGCCGTGGCCCCTGTCGTCGGCGCCGCGCTCTCCTGGACCGGCAGCTACTACCGCCGCGTCCGCATGGACTCCGATTCCGTCGACTTCGAGCGGCTGTTCAACCTGATCTGGGAAGCCAAGGGCCTCGACATGATCTCGGTGAAGCCGTGAAGACCGTCGGCGCTGGGCTGCTCGCCGTCATCAACGCGGGCGGCCAGATCCAGCTCGCGGAGCTGTACACGCTCACGCTGCAAGACGCCTCGGTCTATCGCTGGACGAACGGCGACATGGACATCGTATCCGGCGGGAACACCTTCATTGCCAGCGGCCCTCGGTTCTCTCGCGGGAAGATCTCGGAATCGGCGAAGCTCGAAGTCGCGACGCTCGACCTCACCATCCAATGCGCGCCCGGCGTGACGTTCCTCGGTCTTCCGATGCCGCTGGCCGCGATCAACGGCGCTCTCGACGGAGCCACGCTCCGGGTCGAACGCGCTTACATGACGACCTACGGCGACACGTCGAATGGGACGATCCTGCGATTCCAGGGGGCCGTCACCTCGATCGCGCCGTCCTCGACCGCGGTCAAGCTCACCGTGTCGAGCGATCTGAACCGCCTGAACCTCGCGATTCCGCGCGTCGTCTTCCAGCCTCAATGTTCGCATCAGGTCTACGACGCCGGGTGCGCCCTCGTGCGGGCATCGTTCACCGTGTTCAGCTCCGTCTCCGCCGGGTCCACGCTCACGAGCCTGCCGTCGCCGCTGACCCAGGCCGACGATTACTTCCGGCTCGGGGCGATCACGATCACGAGCGGCCCGAACGCCGGCGTCCGCCGAGCGGTCTCGAGCTTCCTGCACACGAGCGGGATCGTCGGCCTCGCGATCCGCCTCCCCGCGCTCTGCAATACCGGGGACACGTTCACGATCTGGCCCGGCTGCGACAAGAAGCTCGCGACGTGCACGTCGAAGTTCGCGAATCAGGCGCGGTTCAGGGGCTTTCCGTTTGTACCCAAACCCGAGGCCGCCCAGTGACCCGCGAGTCGATCGTCGCGGAGGCGCTGTCCTGGAACGGGACGCCATACCACCATGCCGCGCGCGTGAAGGGGCACGGCGTCGACTGCGCGCAGTTCCTGATCGCCGTCGTCGAAGCCGTCACGGGCCGCAAGATCCCGGTCGAGTCCTACCCTCCCGACTGGTGTCTCCACCGTAACGACGAGACGTTCCTCGAAGTCCTCGAACAGCACGCGCACCGCATCGAAGGCCCGCCGCTCCCCGGCGACGTCGCCATGTTCCGCTGGGGCCGCACCGTCTCCCACGGCGCCGTGGTACTCGACTGGCCGAAGGTGATCCACGCGAACGTCCCCGAGCGCTGCGTGTCGATCGACGACGCGGTCGCGAATCAGTCGCTCGCCTCGCGCTTCGTCGGCGCCTGGTCGCTGATCCCGGCGGCCGCATGAGCAACCCAAACGCGGCGATGGCGATGCAGGTCCAGAAGCTCCGGGGCATCAAGCTCACGACCTCGTCCTACGGGGGCTCGCTCCCGATCGTCTACGGCACGAACCGGATCGGCTGCAACATCATCTGGACCGGGGACTTCGTAGCCTCGACCGGCACCTGGGTCTCGAACAGCTTCGGCCAGCGCACGGTGACGAGCTACAACTACACCGTTGCCGGGATCCTAGCGCTCTGCGAGGGCCCGATCGTCGGCCTCGGCCGCGTGTGGAACGGCCGTTACATCATCGACGGGCCTACGGTCTACGGCTCTGGCATCATCCTCGGCAACAGGACGCAGTCGCCTCCGGCCTACATGACCTCGCGGCACCCGTCTGAAGCCGTGGGGTATGCGGGAACGGCGCTGATCTTCAGCCCGGGATTCTTTGTCGATTCTTCGGGCGTGATCCCGAACCACTCGGCCGAGGTGAAGGGCTTCTTCATCGTCGGCGGCGGCAACCCCGACGCGAACCCCGCGGACATCATCCTCGACCTCCTGACGAACGTCTTCTACGGGGGCGGGTGGGACCCGGCCAAGATCGCGAGCATGGGCCTCCCGGACTTCTCCGTCGTCGGGAGCTTCCGGAACTACTGCGTCGCGGCCGGCTTCTTCCTGTCCCCGATCATCGACGCGCAAAAGCCGCTGCTCGAACACCTCCGCGAGCTCCTGACGGCGACGAATAGCGCGGCCGTCTGGTCGCAGGGGACGCTCAAGATCATCCCCTACGGGGACACAGTGCTGATCGGCGGCGGCGCGACGTTCTCCCCGAACACCGTGGCCCAGTACGACCTCACGGCCGACGACTTCATTACCTCCAAGGGCACCGATCCCATCACGCTCGAACGCACATCGCAGACCGACACCTTCAACTCGTGGCCCGTGGAGTTCTCCGACGCCTCGAACGAATACAACACGAGCGTCGTCGAGGACCCTGACCCCGTGGACTCCGAGACCTGGGGGCTTCGGAAAGCGTCCGTCACGTCGCTGCGTTCGATCACGCGCGCCGCGGTTGCCGTGCAGATCTCGCGCATCAAGGCCCAGCGGTCGATTTACATCCGCAACGCCTACAAGTTCACCCTGGGGTGGAAGTTCATCCTGCTCGAGCCGATGGACCTCGTCACGCTCACGGAGCCGGTGACGGGCCTGGTCGGGAAGGTCGTCCGGATCACCTCGATCGAAGAGGACGACAAGGGCAACCTGCAGGTGCTCGCCGAGGACTGGCCCTTCGGCGTCGCCACGGGGACGATCTACACACCGCAGCCCGGCGGCGGA